GTAAACAATACAACGTGTCCGCTTTCCCTTGTAAGCAACAATAAGAACGTGGTAACGCTATACGACTTTGACGAACCGCGCCCGCCCGTCACAATAAAGTAACGCGAGTCACTACCTAAATAATTAAACTTCGGGTTTAATACTATCAATTTTAAATAAGTCTTTTACGTCAAAATTAGATACACTTAATGTTGTTTCAACCGTTTCTTTTGGTTTGCCAAATAAATGTTCCGCAATAAATATTTGTCCGCGCTGGGTTTCTAATAAATCAACTATAAAACTAATTTTATTTTCGTCGTCCGTATCTTTGTTGTAAAGGCGTTTTAATCCTTGAATGAATAATGTATTAGCTTTTACTTCATCTGCCTTTGTATGCCGTCCTCCGTTCGTCTTATGCCCTCCGTTGTTCTTTCTTTTATCTTCCATAATTAAAAAAAGTTTTAATTAATTAATTTTCGTCGTTGTATTCGTTTATTACTTGCTTCAACTTAATTACTATTTCGCGTACACAAGAACCGCAACTTGTCGGTTGTATGTTTTGATTAAAGACACGGTTGTAAATTTTAAGTAGTTCCCTTTGTTCGCTTGGTAAAATAAGGTTCTTGTTTAGTGCATCGCTTTCGCTTAGATATTTAAATTCGTCTTCGGTTAAACATTTTGGTTTTGCGTATCTGAATAACTTGTTTAGTTTTTCTTTTCGTTCTTCGCATCCGCAGTCTTCGCCTAATATCCATTTAGCAACCTTTGCAATTTTAGTTACTTCTAAAACTTGTTCGATAGTGTCTCCTAACCCTTCGGCTTTTTTTCTAGGTCGTCCCATAATTTTTTTATTTAATTAGTTCGTAATCTTTGTTTAGGTAATCTTCGTAATTCTCTCCTATGTTTTCTTTGATTCGTTTTTTGCAATATTTCAACGTGTGAAAAATACTCGTAACGCTTATATTAGTTTCTTTACTTATTTCCCTCATAGACATATCGGAATCTTTGTAAAGATTGAATAACTTTTGGTCGTACCAATGCCAATCGTCAACTAAGTTTTCTAATTGGTTTAATACGTAATTATACGATTCGTGTTTTTGTACTTCTGGCGCTTCGTCCGCTAACATCGCTATTGAATCTAAATCAACCTTTTGCATTTTGTTTGCTTTATTGACGTGTTGTAAAAATGTATTCTTAAGCGCCAACCAAACATAACCTTTGTTTAAGTTTCCGTTCGTGTAAAGTTTTTCTTCGTTGCCCCATTTAATAAGCATTAAATAAGTTTCTTGTACAATGTCTTCAGCAAAAAAATATTCGCCGAACGAGTTAACTATCTTAACCCAGTCTTTATGTTGTTTTACTATTTTGTTTATCCATTCCACTTTGTGAAGTTAAGACTAATTTTTAATCAAATGGTTGATTAATTTTTCAACAATTATTGGTTAATAAAAAACCCCTCGTTAAAGGGGTCTAAAACTTATTCTAAATTCAATCGGTAAATATACTTGTCAATTTTCTTTGCGGTTTCTAAACTTACGTCTTTGCCTGCTAAGAACCTATCGATGTTGTATTGGTGGAATTTTTCCCCTCTACCTTTTATTTCTTTTACTACTTGGTTTCGTGTTCGTGTTTGTAATGCTTCGCGCAAATAAGCGCGTAGGCTATAATCGTCTATTAACATCGGTCTAAATTTATTTCGTTGTCGTTTAAAATTTCAAATAACCTTTCGTTCATCTTGTCAAGAAATTTATATTGGTCGTCTTTTAATTCTCCGTGTTTTAAAATAGCTCGTAGTTCGTCTTTTATTTCAGTTAATGCAAAATACATTTTTGTAGATTTTACCGCGCAATTAAATTCGAATTCGTCTTCTGGCAAGTTAAATTTTAGTGTTGCTTTCATTTCTATATTTTAATGTTGTACGTTAATTATATTTTAATGCTATAGTTCGCCAAAAGTGGTTTAAATTTATAGTTTTGGCTAGATATATCATTTCTATTTAAGTAATGGGGTAACTTTTACCCCTTATTCTTTATTAAAATGGTAAATCGTCTGCGTCTAATTGGAAACCGCTTTCGTGAATTATTGTTTCCCTCAAAGCTTCGCGTCCTTTATTTTCAACCGCACTTTGAACGGCGTTAATTTGCCAACCTTCAATTGTATTGAAATACTTTATTTCGCCTTGTGGACTTTTCCATTCACGCCCTCGTAAATTAATGCTTACTTCGACATTTTCGCCTATGTTTGCTTCGCTTATCATATTCGTTTTTTCTTGAGTAAATTGTATTGTAATATACTGCGGAAACTTTTCGTCCGTTAATAATACAACATCTTTACTTTTGAATTTTTCGCTTACCGTTCTAAGCGCTCCCACAAAGTGGATTTTTCCCGTTACTTTCATTTTTTAAAATAATTAATTGTTAGTGCAATAGTGCAAACCCAACCCCAAACAATTGCTGGGGTTAAAAGTATTGTTAAAAGTGTTATCATATTGTTTTTTTTAGTTTTTCAATGTATAATGTTGCATCCATTAATTCTTCTTGTAAATGGTTTAACCATCCTATTAAGTCAATATCTTTGCGGTCTAAATTAGTTCCGTATTTCTTTTGACCTTGCTTGCTTCGGTCGTAATATTTAGTCATTACTGAAATTAAAATAGTGTCTTCGCTTTTTATTGTTTGTTCGTTGGTTATATTCATAAGATTTGTATTAAGTTATCGTAATATTCGCGACATTCCTCGATTCGTGTTTTGATATTTTCAATTATAACATCGTCTTTTACTATTTTAAACGTTTTTAAGCGCTTTTCTTTCGGTATATGTCCGAATGTATGTTTAGCTTGTACAAACGCTCTTAAATCTAAACTTTCCTCGATTAAACTTGCTTTCCAATGTTCGCGTCTTATTTCGTCTTCAACTATTTGTAATGGTGTGTCAATTAAACAATAGCAAAGTAAAGATTCTTGTTTTCCCGTTAGCCACATATAGCCCTGCAATTGGTAAAGATAGTCTTTATTTTTTAGTTCGGTATCGAAAAATGGAAACGTTGTAGCGTCCCAACTACTTTTTACGTCTAGTAAAATTTCGTTCGTGTTTACGTCTGGCGTTCCCGTAATCCAATCGTTTGAAAAATGTTCTTCGTTTTTATAAATAAATCCTAAATCCAAAACGTCGTTACATAACGCAATTGATAATTCTTCAACCTCGTTACCTTTGTCCGTGTAACGTGAACTAAATTCTTTGCGTATTCCGTAAATTTCTTGAACTGCTAATTCTTGTAAATAGCTTTTAGTTGTTTGGCTTAATGTTTCCCCATTTGTTTTGGGGTTCGTCATTATTTTTCCGATTGCTGAACTTCTTATTTTCATAACTCAAGGGTTTTTAATTGTTCTGGTGTTAATTCAAAAGTCTTTGTAAGCTCGTCCATTGTATAACCGCCATCGCTTATTGCCTTAATTGCTTTAGTTAGTCTTTTATCGTCAATAGCAACTTTTTTACTTTCGTTTTTTGCTTCGTTTTTTGCTTCGGTCTTTACTTGTTCGCCTCCAGCGTCCGTATCTTTGTCCGTAACTAATCCAAGCGCAGAACTCAAAGCGTAACGCCTTAAATAAGTTATTGCCGAACCCAAAACTTGGAAATCATTTTGCCCTTTCAATTGTACCCCTTGCGGAATATTAGTTTTACTTTCGATTGTTTCCCCGCTTTCAACGTGAAAAACGATAGTTATTAAGTCCGTGCCGTGAATTAATTGCGTAAATCCTAATCCGTGTTTTTTTAGTAGTGGGTTAATTACTTCAAAGATTTTTGGTAAGTCCGCGTACGTGTAGCCGTAACCTTGCGTCGCTTTGTGAATTGTTGGAACTTCTTGTTGAAATTCCGCTAAACTTTTAAATAAGTGTTTCATTTTTATTGGTTTTATTGGTTAATAATATGCGCGTTATTGAGTCGCGCCCCTCATTTTTTTATTTACTTAAGATTAATAAATTTTTTGCAAGTTGTAAATATTCAGCGTAATAAACATTTCGTTCTTTTATAGAAATATTTTTATCTTTTACGCATTCAAGTAATAAATTCATAACTTTTTTTGTGTTTTCAATTTCTGTTTTCATAATATTTAGTTTTAATTGGTTAAATAATTATACACAAATATAAGTATTATATTTTAATATAGAACTATTTATTTTAATTTATTTTTTTTAAGGCACTTTCAGGATAATGATATATCCGAAATTACAC